ATGTTTTCATTCTTCAAAAAAAAGACCGAACCAAGTGGTGGCATTTTAGGGACATTTGACCTTTGGGAGTGGTGGCAAACCGCCTTCACTGAAAACGAAAGAGCGCGTATCTTAGAAAAGTACAGACCTTTTGGCGTGGATGCTCCTTCCCCGCTGACAGAGCTAACTACAAATGCACGCTCCCCACGAAGCCCGCTGTCTTCAATGGCTATGTGGTTTAACAATAGTGAGGACTTCAAACTTGCGTTAAAAATTATGGAGAAAGCCGAGACATATCCAACGGCCAACCTAAACATCGAAGATATTCATTTTGGATGCCAAGAACGCATAAAGTTTTACTATCGATGGCGAGACGAGCATGATGGTGCGCTATCGAAAGCAATCGAAGCTTGCAAAGAGCAAGTAGCCCTTGCCCCTCAAACCGCTAGGATGTTTGCAACAGCGGAAAGATGGGGAGCAACAGAAGACCGTGAGGCTTGGATTCCAAGGCACTATGGTTACGATCAACTTGCTATAATTTATGAAAAGCAGGGCAAGTTTAAAGAGGCGATAGAACTGTGTGAAACAGGCCGCTCGCAAGGTTGGGCCAATGAGTTCGACAAGAGACTGGTTAGATTGCGCAAGAAGTTAAAAAAACAACAAGGCTAACCTTCCCAATCCACAAGCTGCATTGCCTTGTCAGCGTCCACGCCAGCTTCTTTGGCCAACGCCAGTGCTTGAATGATCCCTGTCAGCGCCCTCGCCCTGCCGCCAGCATCAAACGCTTGTAGGGGCCGCATAACGTCGATCTTAACGGGGCTGCCCAGCTTGGTTGCGGCTTCCTCTGCCAACAAGGCACAGATTGGCTGCAAGGTCCATTGTGCAAGGTGGCGTTGCGCCTCTCTAACCATTGGCCCAGTTGTTGCGGCATTGGTTAGACCGGGCAGAACCCCAAAGGCGTGATTGATCGCATCCCTAGCGCTTTCCAGCGTTTGCAGTGACATGGTTTTTTGCATGTCGGGCGATACGTCAGACGCTTTCCAATCCTGTGACGGTGCTGGCCCACCAGCCGCAGTGACTTGAACAGATTCACGCAATAGAACCCGCCCCCGTTTGCCACGGAACCCACGCGCCAGCGTATCCATGTCAGTGTCAGCAGCTTCGGGAAATGGCACAATTTGCGACCCAAGCGGCATAGCGTCATAGGCTTGACCCAACGCCGTTTCCAGCGTTGCCAGCATGTCACCCGTTAGGCTTGCTCGGCGTAATGGTGCAGAGCCAAAGTAAGGCTGGCCCAGATCGGCCCCCGTCACGATATGCAACACCTCACCTGCAAGAGCAGTTACCGCCTGCCCGCCCCCTGTATCTGGCAAGGTCAATTGATAAGCGCGGGGTTTGCCGTTGCGTGTCGAGATTACCCAATCAGATGCAGGCACCAGCCCGCCTTCGGTTATCAGCGCAACAAACTCACCACGCAAGGCCAGAGAACGCCCAAGCAATGCCATTGTGCGGCGGTCTAGCATGTCGGCACCATCAACGTCAGCAAGCGCCATAGCGCCTTCCCAAAGGCTAATCGCGCCTTGCACTGTAGCAGTTAATTCGGCAATGCCCGTTTGCCCTGTGATCCAGCTAGATCGCGCTGCCATAATATCGGCGGTATAGCCCGCGCCTGTTAAGCTGCGTTGCTCTTCTTTGTCGGCTCGTTTGAACCAATCAAGAATTTTCATCGTTCACCCCCAAGCGGCGATATGGGCGCAGCAGATCAGCCGCGCCGGAATTGTGAATGGCTCTTGCCATGTGGTTAGGATCAAGCCGGATGTTTTCAGAAATTTGCCCAACGTCGATTGAGTAGGAACGCGCACCAGCAGGCGCAGCCGAGGTTGCTGCCATGTATTCAGCCAAACGGCGATAAGCCTCTAGAACCGCAGCGGGTGGCGCGTCAGTGCTGCCCACAGTTGCCGTGATCCTGTATTGGCATTTATGGGCAAGCAGCATTCCTGTAGGCGTTTTACGGTATGGCGATGCCACCCAATCTTCGGCTTCATAGTCCCATACCTCCCGCGCCATGCTCGATACAGGGCAAAGTGTTGGCGTCCAAACGGCACCAGCCCCGTTGCGATAGCCGCTACCATTCACCAGCCAAACCACTTGCCGTTCGGCCCAGCGATAGCGAATGAATGCCTCTATACGCTGCCACACCAAAGCAGGTTCAAGAGCCGCAGCAGCGGTTGATAGATCATCAGGCGGTGCCGGATATGCAGCAGGTTCGGCTTCATCAATATGCAAAAGCGACATTTACAGCCTCCACTTATTCAAGGGCTGTATAGGAACCGCCAACCCACTATCGGTCAGGTTCCAATTGCGTTCTTCAATTTCGGTTTCATGGTAGGCAGGTCGCGTGACAAAAGAGAGTTCGTAAAGCAGCGCTGCCCAGATGTTGCGAATGATCGCAGTGCCTTCGGTGGGGTCTTCATCCTCTACCGTTTCAGCATTTTTAACTGCGCGGGGCGGTGGAATGCGAAAGCCGGGGCTAATCCCTTGAACAAGGCCAGCGGCATAGGCGTTAAAGAAGTCTTGCGCCCAAGATGTTTGCTGCACCTCTTGCGTTATGATTGCTTCAAAAGTCAGCGCGTCTTCACTGTCTGTCAGGATCAGCGTTTTAGCTTTGCGGCTTGCAAGCGGCTTGTCATAAGAATGACCTAGCAGAATGTGAATGTCTTCGTCTGGGCGGTCTACGCGATAGGCGAACGCCTTTGGCCTGATTACTTCTTTGCGCGGACGCCCACCGTTGCGGCCCCCATCACTTAGGACGGCACGTCTGCCATAGGGGAACCGCCCGCTAAGACGGCGGGAACCATCGCCCGCCGCTCGCAGTTCAAGCCCAGCATCATCTGAAAAGCTGGTAAACATGACTTATCCGATGTTCGACATAATGCGCGTTTGCAGACCACGCGCCACAGTAACGTCAGCAGTGATAAGGCCCGTTAGGCGCAGCCCTCCTGATTGTGCATCGCTATACACGTCACGGATAAGGTCCAGACCGCCCCAGAGGCCGACGAATGCGGGGGCCACACCATTGACGGTTGTGGTCAGCAGCGCCGTGCCAGCGGTAAGTTGGTTCCCCAAAACGATGTTACCCGCGCCGATATGCTTGGCCAATCGGTCCCATTCTGTAATGCCGCTGCCAGCGTCCCAAATTGCATCGTCCAGATCGCCCCAGATCGCTGGGGAGATACCCAGTTTAACTTGGGAAGGGTCTGTGATTGCATTGGCCTGCATGAAGGCAATCACTTCGGCCTTGAATGCGGTCCAAGTCGGAGCAGCGGCAGTCATATCGGTATCAACAATGCCATAGGTCGCAGCACCAGAGATAACGCCTAGCGGTTCACCAGCCGACCCCGAACCAAGTAGAATTGCGCGGTCCAGTTCGGTGCCAATGGCCGCCGACATATCCCGACGAATTGCAGCCTCAAGGCCAGCACCGGATTGCTTCAAAGCCTTACGGCTAATCCGCATGTGAGCGCCAAGCGTTTGATCAGGAGACAGGGTAGTCTCACCCGTTTGAAAAGCGGTATCATTCGGCACGTTGCCGCCTTCTGTAGCAGCCCAGCCCGCAGTTGCGCCAGCAGTGGCTACGGGGAACGCTTCGGAACCCTGAGCGATGCTGACAGACGAAACGCCAAGACGTGCCGCAACAGATGCAGGAAACAGGCGGTCAATAATGGGCCGCGTATTGATTGGGCTAGGTGTATCGGTCGAAACTGTCGAACGCTGTTCTAGCACTTCAAAAGGAACCGGAACGCCCCGGAACCCACCAGCACCACGCATTTCTTGAACCACCTCGGCAGTCGCACCATCAAGTGCGCGGCCTTCATCCAGAGCCAATGCAACTTGGCGCAGTTCAAAACGGCCAATCAGATCGGCATATTCACGATCAGAACGGGTTTCTAGTTCGCCCTTGGCTTCGCTTCGCTGCTCATCTTCTGCAATTAAAGCAGCACGGTAGCGCGTTTCGTTCGTGCGATACTCCCCATCAAGATCACCAAGGCTTCGGGTTTCATCTTCGGTCGGTTTTTCTTTGCCAACAAGCGCTGCCAACTCTTGGCGAATTTCAGACTGTCGGCGGCTAATTTTGGTACTATCAAGCATGTATTTTTCACCTAGCTAGGTTTAAGTTATGATGCTTAACTCTATCAAATTTCTAGGTTTTATTAAAATGACCGTCCTTTAGCAAAGTCTTCCATCTTTCCCGTTCGGGGTCTGGTTTCCCAAGCCCAATTTCAATGCGTGTTTTACGGCTATGACATGGGGTGCAAAGTGTCTGCAAATTTGAAAGTTCATACGATAAATCAGGTGCTTGCCTAACAGGTTTAATGTGATCTACTTCTAAGCGTACACCTCGCGTCCCACATTCTACGCACTTCCAGCCGTCACGGTCTTTTGCTTGTTTGCGCACCACCTGCCAACGCTTGGAGCCTGTGACCTTTGCGCTATGTCGGTCATAGCGCCTCACACCCATTGCGCCACACGGCTTTTGCGGCTTGGTCGGTTCACCATTCGCGCCCCTTCGGCAACGGCGATGACAGATGCGGCAGCCGCATCAATCCTGCCCAGTGATCGGGCTTTGGCTAGTTTATGATTGCCAGCAGGATCAACCAACGTGATTGCATCGCCAAAAGCAGATCGCAGCAATAAGCTAGGTTGCGTTTTCACCATGCCTTCAAACAATGCTCTACGGAACCGCTCTATGTCTTCGGCACCATCACGCCAGCCAAAGCCCCGCCAGATAAACGGCACCCGTTCCAATCCAGCCGCCCGCATTGCTTCGGTAAATTCTGCATGTCGGAACCTATCGCCAACAATGCAGGCAATGCCCTGCCCGTCAGTCATTGCCACCACGTCAGCCAACCAACGCCCCACTGGAACCGTTGTATCGCCCATTGTGGTCAGTTCGCCCCGCTCTTGCATTTCTGAGTAACGCCCTGACACCCCATCAGCCGCGCCACGATCAGCAAGTCCAGGCTTGCAAGGGAAAGTGCCAATCGCTTCAAGTCGCCCTGTCTGGGGCCAATATAGGGCCGCTGCTGACATGCTACGCGACCCGCCAAGATCAACGCCCAGAACGCACGGCCCATCGCGGGGCGGCAGACCATCTGGCGCGACTTCGGCGGCAAGGTATTCATCAATCGTGACCAGCATAGAACGGTCTTCGGTGCTGACACGTTCGTTGCGGTTTAGGTTCTTAAAGCTGGAAAGCGCAGAGCCGCCACGTGCAATGGCACGGGACGCTTGCGCCACCAGCCATTCCGCAGTTGATCCAATGCCCTCTTTTGATCCGGGGTTTGCTATAAGCAAGCTTTCAAGATCATCCGCAGGCAATCCAAAAGCTGGCCTATGTTCCTGCACATATGTTCCGGGGGGCGGTTCATCTAACCAGCGGGAAAAGGTGTTTGCATCATCAGGCGCACTGGTCGAGATAATCAGCGCTCGCCCGTCACGTTTACCAAGCCCCGACAAAATGGCGTTTTCCAAGTTGTCGCCCTTGTCACGATCCCATGCGGCCCGTTCGTCCAGTATCGCCAATGTAGGCGCACCGCCTAGAATAGACTTACCATCGGCAGCAATACATCGCGCAAGGCCCCCACCATTGCCGTTGTATTCAATTTCCAGCTTGGAGCCACGCCGAATTGTGAACAGTTCCTGTTCTGCATCAGGCAAGCCCTCGACAAAGCCGACAATAAATTGGAATGCAATTTTTGCTTGGTCACGGTTTCGAGCCGCGAGAATAACTTCCCGCTTTGGCTGGTCTGTCAGTTCCCCCATTACGTCAGCAAGAGCAAGCCCAGCCGACAATGCTGTTTTTCCGTTCCCCCTACCTATGCTAAGACAGCCAATCATTACGCTAGGGGCAAGCGCACCGCAGATAAATTGCCGCTGATACGAGGCCAGTTTAACGGGTTTTCCCGCCATTTTACCTTCGGGAATAATTAGTTTTTCTAGAAATGATATTGCTGCTAGAGAACGAACAGAGGCTGACATTTTAAACCCATTAAGTGAGAATGATTATGCGAAAAATATTTGTTGCGGCGGTTTGCATTGCCCAATTCGCCCCGATAGCTGCAAGTGCAGAGCGCGCAAGTTCCGCAGAACTTTGCAAGAAATTTGGGCAGACCGTAGTCCCAATGACGGAGCTCATCAAAGACGCTGGCATGTTTGCTACGGTTATTCGGCTCTTTTCAAAAGATGAATCACACAGACAAGGAGCCGAGGATTTAGCAGCCGAGCTTACGGCTGGTATGAAGGAATTTAATTCAAGTTTCAGTGAAATAGCAGAGATGTGCCGTGGTTGATTTTTTGGGAGAGAGAAAGGAACAGTAAGACCCCCGAAAGGCCCCCTATTTAGAAGCAATGGCATTGGAACCATCATACTAAGGCCATTAGGCCGATTGCTATGTCGCACCAAACCCAGATTGTAGTAGCTGCCAACGCCCATTCAATCACCAGCATCAGCCCCTACTCACGATAAGGATATAGCCTACAGGGTCACCAGCGGCTGGCACTGGATCAACCTGCCTAACAGATAGGAATGGCCCACCATCTATGCGCACCTTGTTGCCAAGATCAGGCGCGATGCTTGGCACCCCACATTGCACGGTCAGGTCGCTTGATCGGACGCTAGAACCATCTGCATATTCTAGACCAACCCCCTGCACTACCGCCGTCACTGTCTCAAAGACTGTGCTAGTTGTTGGTGGGTCAAATTCAGTCGCACCGGGCATTGTCGTGGTGCGTCCTATCTCCACATTGCCCTGCCCGTATTGGGCCAGCAAGCGGCGGTGCGATGCTTCTATGCGGTCATAATAATTCATGTTGTAAGTCTAGCATTTATGCATAAGCACCGCGAATTAGCGGAAACAACGCCCCCACCTCGCTTGTTTACTAATTTTGGCCGCTCTCATCACCACCACCACCATCTACCCCCTAAAGGGGGGGGTAGTGGTGGGGTCGGTAAGAGTAAGTGAGGTTTTCCCCACTACCCACCTTCCCCCACCTTGGTTTTAGCGTGGTGGGGGTGCTAGGTTTCATTCACCCATTCACCAACAATTAGGCACGGATATTCTCTACCCTTACCGCTATCTTTGCGCTTTTCGATTATAAGTGCACCGCTAGCCTGCCAAGCACTAAGCATCTGCTGGATACGGCGTTTGTCATTATCCGTATCCAGATTAAGAACATCGGCAACGGATTTACCTACCCAATTGTTCGCCTGTGCACTCTGCCGTGGATCTTCTAGCATATCTATGGCCCTTTGAACTGCTAAGGTATCCGCAACAGATATGCCGTCAAAAGCATCAGGTGGCGTGTAGCGTTCAACAGTTGCAACCCAATCACCATTCCCAAGTTCAATGCCAACAGTCCGGTGCCATTCCGCCCCGCTACCAGTGGAGTAGTTCGGTTTATCTTGCGTCACTGTGAAGTAGGTTGCGCGGTCAGACACCACATCAACACCAATTTCCTTCTTTTTCTTGCTGCTAGCCTTATTCAGAACGCGCCCATCCCTAACAGCGTTTAGCAGAGAGCTACCGCCACGCCCATCTTCGGATGAAAGTTCTTGCCCATTACCTTTCCGCGTATGATGGACAAGCTCTATTGAGATGTTGCATTCGTCAGCAATCCTCGCCCATTCAGTCGCGACAGCATCAATCGCGCTGTTGTCGTTTTCTGTTACGCGGTGAGATTTAACAAATGGATCAATTGTTAAATGGTCGATCCCATGCTCCTTGATATGCTTAATCAATCCATCCCGCATTGGCGTATTGATCGCAATTTCCCCACGCACCTGTTTTGCCATGCAGAGTTCACAATCGCGACCGTCAAGAAAGAACCGCCCCTTAATCTCACTGGGGTTGATCTCATGATGAAGCATTGCTGCTGCCATTCGACGGTTCAATTCGTCCATTGGCTCTTCAAGGTTAATCAACCAGACCTTTAGTGGTGCTGGCACCGTTACGTCTAGCAAAGCGCGTCCGGTAGCCATTGCCAAAGCCTCGACCACCACCAAAGAAGATTTACCCACTGCACCGGGCGCAACTGTTGCGGATGCCGTCTTGCGCTGAAGGTGATTGCCATATGTCCATGGTCGCGTTGGTTGTGTCGCTGGGTCAAGCCAGACAAATGGCGTAGGTTCTCGCATGGCAGGCTGAGGGGCAAGCGTTGCCGCCCGCCCCCCGTTAATTACTCGCATTCCGGAATTAGCAGCCGCAACAGGATTGCTTTTGGGAAGCCTTTCCAAAGCAGAGTCATCGCCGCCGAAAAATGCCGCTACAGCATCATCCATTAAACAGCCTCCCGAATGCCAACTACAAGTGGCAATTCAAGCGGCCAATCATCTGACCACAGGATCAATTTCAGCTTTTGGGCCATGTCGATTTGCATTGACGCCAATCCCGCCGCAGACAAGTCTCCGGCTTGAACCGCCACCAGTGCGGCCCGCTGCATGGTGTCGATCATGCCATCTAGACCGCTCTTCCCTTTCCCCGCATACCGTAAGTTGCCGTCAGCGCCCCTTGTGATCTTGTGCAGGGTTTCCGTAGCCCATGTGTCGATTTCATCATCTTCCGCAACGACAAACACATCCGACAAAATGACAGAAATTTCCTCAAATGCCGGGTGATAGCGATAAAATTCCGGCTGCAATTCGGCTTCTGGGCCAACTTTTTCGCGCCATTTTGTAATCCGTTCGAGCCAGCTTGTCACCTTGGCACGGGTTGCATCCACACGCAGCGCAAGTTCGGTGTTTACCTCATTTGCTTCGGTTTGTTCGTTTGTGGTAGTGTCATGATGTCCATAGCTACCATTATTGCCCTCCGGTTCGCGCTGGGGGGCTTTTTTGCTATCGTCCATTAAGCAGCCTCCCCTTTACTTTCGATCCAGCTTGATAGGTCAGAAGATCGCCAATAATTTCTTGTTTTTATTTTGATCGGCTTTGGGAAGTCTAGTTTTTGGTCTTGAAGCCAGCGCCAGATTGTCATGCTAGTAACGCCACCCATTGCGGATCGGACTTCGGCTTGAGTAAGTAGTTTATTTTCAGACTGCATAATTGCGCCCTCATACTAAAGTTTGCTAGGAAAGAAGGCAGGACGATGCTTGATCTATGCTACCGCCCCTAGGTCCACGGCAATGGATTTAGGGGCAGCCACGCTCCCAGATTAACGCGACTAGGAACAATTTATCACCTAGTATAACAGCGGCCAAATGAGCGACTTCAGTAGCATTATAAGAGTTCGATCTTTGATCCCGTGTTTTGATTTGGCTGGAAATGTACCATAAAATTATAGGTAAAGAATCTCTTATCATGAATTTTTGTGGGGTATTGCTACTTAACAATAAATGAATGCCATTCTTCCATCATGTCCCGCCGCTTTTCTACCATTTGAGTTCTTGAGTAAGCTTTATGAACGTGGTTTCCGATATTGTGCCAAAGCGCCATTTCAGAAAGATTGTCTTCATAGTCGCTCACTTCATTCGCCCATGTTTTGAACGTAGTGCGTAACCCATGAGGGACAGCGGGTTTCTTATTTTGTGGGTCGAGATAGCCCACTCCATCCTTTTTTAACTTAGCCTCATGAATGCGTTTCATTACAGCAGAAAGGGAAGCGTCACTAAGGCACCCTCCCCTCGGTGCTGGAAACACTAGGTTATTGTTGCCATGTGAATCCGACCTTTTGACAAGTTCGATCATAGCATCTGTTAAGGGAACAGTTCGGGGGTTATCCCCCGCTTTGATTTTGGAAAACTTGCGGTCCGGTTGGATCGTCCAGACCTTTCCTTCAAAATCAAACTCGTCCCAAGTAGCGCAGCGTACTGCACCTGTTCTGGTGGCTGTTAGGGTTTGGAATTGCAAAGCTAACGATCCATTGCCGTCACGACCACATAGATCGGCCCACCATTGAGATATTTCTGAAAGCCTAATTGAACCGTAATGGCTAGTTTTTGGTATGGTTTTTAGTATGTGTCCAAGATTGCTGTCACGTGAAACTGGGTTTGCTTTTTCACGGTAGCCTTGAGCTGCTGAATAATCAAAAATGTCTTTGAGTTGTTGCTTCAACTTCTCAGCCGTAGAGTTTTTTGAATGCCATATGGGCAGCAAGGTGTTGCCAACTTCAGCAGTTGATATGTCGTTAACTGTCTTTGACCCAAGCAAGGGAAAGACATATTGTTTAAGCCCCTCTCCCCAGCTTTTTCGGTACTTCTCAGATTGAAGCCTTTGGCGTTTTATCGGTAAAAATTCTTCATAAACCTCGATGAGGGTTTTTCCAAAGAAATTGGCGTGCTGTAATGCCAGCCACGCGTCTTTGCGTTTTTGTACTGGGTCTATCCCTTCGCGAATATCCTTACGTATCGCTCTAGCTTCTTCTCTTGCGGCTTTAAGCGAAACTTCTGGGTAAGCACCAAGACCAATTTCACGCCTTTTGCCACCATAGCTTACGATCATCAGCCATGATCGCGCATTGCTTGGGGTGATTTGTATGTGCAATCCCGCCACCCCTCCTACAGCAAAGTGACTTGGGTTTCTCTCATGTGTTGCTTGCAGTCGATTAATCTCAAGTTGTGTTAACTCTTTTGCTACCTTTGGCAT